AATCATTAACCTTTCATGCAAAATTTGAACAAGCATTAAAAAGAATAAGTGAAGAACAGTTACATACTAAAGAACATTATACCAACCTTAACGATTTTTTAGATCGTTTTAAAACAATTGAAAATAACATTAAAAATCATATTAATCATGAATAAATTAGAAGCACTATTTGATGCGGTTATCGTTAAACCTATTGAAAACGAAGAAGAAATCCACGGTAACATTATTGTACCTGATATGGGTAAAGAAAAAAATGAATTTGGAGAAATTGTAGCTATCGGAACGGGTAGATATACTCTAAATGGTGACCTAATTCCTATGCATTTAAAGGTAGGAGATAAAGTAGTTTTACCAACTCAAGGTTTTACTAAATTACCATTTAATGGTGAAGAATATTATGTAGGACCTGAAAATCAAGTATTAGCTAAAGTAGCTACAGAGATAAATGTATCTGATATTTTAGATGAAACTGAGGTAACTAATGAAGATAAGAAAAATTTAACTGAAATTAATAATAAATAAAAAAATGAGTAAAAAAATACAATTTAGCGATGAATCTAGAAATGATCTTGTAAAAGGGATNAATATANTAGCAGATGCTGTTGTTTCAACTTTAGGTCCAAATGGAAGAAATGTTGTAATTGCAGGAGATGATGGTATACCTTCTAGTACAAAAGATGGTGTTACAGTAGCAAGATCCATCTCATTAAAAAACCCAACTGAAGAATTAGGGGTTCAATTAGTAAAACAAGCAGCAGTACAAACAGCAGATAAAGCTGGAGATGGTACAACTACATCAACATTGTTAGCTAGAGAAATGATTAATCTAGGATTAGATAATCTATCTAAAAATGAAAATGCTGTACAAATTAAACGTAATATTGATAAAGCAGTTAAAGAAGTAATAAAAACTTTAAGAAAAGACATATCTGAAGACATATCAGCTGAAGGTCAATTAGAACAAATTGCAACTATATCAGCTAATAATGATGTAGAAGTAGGTACTTTAATAGCAACGGCACTTGAAAAAGTTGGTATGGAAGGTGTTGTTCATATTGAAGAATCAAAAACCGGAGATACTTATCTTGAAACTGTTGAAGGTATGCAATTCGATAGAGGATTTAAATCTCCATATTTTGTTACTGATAATAATACAATGTCATCAGTATTAGAAAATCCTGTAGTATTAATTGCAGATCAAAAATTAAATTCTGTAAAAGAATTATTACCAATATTAGAAGCAGTATCTAGTGAAGGAAAATCACTATTAATAATTGCAGAGGATATTGATAATGAAGCTTTAGCTACTTTAATAGTAAATAAAATGAGAGGTACTGTTAATGTATGTGCTGTTAAAGCACCTGAATTTGGTGATAAAAGAAAATTAATACTAGAAGATATTGCTATTATGACTGGTGGTCAAGTATTTGACAAACAAAAAGGTATGAAATTAGATAAATTTTCTTGGGATTGGTTTGGTGAAGCTCGTACAGCAACTATTACAAAAGAAACAACAACTATAGTTGATGGTAAAGGATCAGAAGATGATATTACTAAAAGAGTAGAAAACCTACAAAGTCAAGTTGATAATGCACAAACTCCATATGAAACTGAGCAATTACAAAATAGATTAGCAAAGTTTGTTGGTGGTGTAGCTATTATTCATGTTGGTGGTAATACTGAAATCGAATTAAAAGAAAAGAAAGATAGAGTAGATGATGCATTACATGCTACAAAAGCTGCTATTGAAGAAGGAATTCTACCAGGAGGTGGTGTTGCTTTACTTTATGCCCGAGAAAGTATAAAAACTGATAATGAAGGTGCAAAAATTGTATATGAAGCATGTGGTAAACCATTTGAACAAATTTTACTTAATGCTGGATATACTAAAGTTGATGCTGGATTATTTGGAAGGTATAAATTAGTAGATTCAGGTAATAATCATTGGTCAGGAATAGATGTTAATAAAGGAGAAGTAATTGATTATAAAGAATCAGGTATTATTGATCCTACTAAAGTAACTAGATTAGCACTTGAAAATGCTGCTTCAGTAGCAGGTACTGTTTTACTAACAGAATGTACTGTAGTAAATGATTTAGAAGAAAATAAAAATAACCAACAACCAGCAATGGACCCATCAATGATGGGAATGATGTAAATTAATAATTAATAAATAAATAAATAGAAATGACAAAAAATCAAATTTTTGAGATAATTGAAGAAAATTTCAATATCTTAGCAGAAAACAATAGTGGTACTACTAAAAAAAGTCAAGCAACTGCAAGAAAAGCAGCCCAGGCTATTAAAAGAGTAATTACAGACTATAAAAAAGCGTCTACAGAAGAAGCTAAATAATTTAGTGGGGGAGCTTGTCTCCCCCATTTAATTTTCGTATATTATAGTAATGAAAACAAAAACAACACAAAATTTAACTTTAATAGCTCGTAGAGTACCTCCCGGAGATAAATGGAGGTTAGTAGCAGAAGAACCAGATGGTAAAGTACATTCAACATTAACAGATGCCTTAGAAGCTTATATGATTAAATCAGGCTTTAAAGGTGATTATAAATTAGCTCCTTTACAAAGTGAGTTATATGCAATTTCAACTACAGAAGTAGAGATAAAACCAGAACCAATTAAAAGATATTCAATATATGGTGAATACGGAGAATAGTTTATTAGTAGAAAAATATCGTCCTACAAATTTAAATAATTATGTAGGAAATGAAAGTATCAAAAAATCAATATCAAATTACATTGGTCAAAATGACATCCAGAATCTAATATTTTATGGACCAGCTGGAACTGGTAAAACAACACTGGCAAAGTTAATTATTAAAAATATAGATTGTGATTATATTTATATTAATGCTTCTGATGAACGTGGAATTGAAACTATTAGAGATAAAGTTTCTGGGTTTGCATCAGTTGCTTCATTCAAGCCTCTTAAAGTTATTATATTAGATGAGGCAGATTTTCTTACAATTCAAGCGCAAGCCTCACTTAGAAATATAATTGAAACATTTTCAAGAACTACAAGATTTATTTTAACTTGTAATTTTATAGAAAGAATAATTGACCCTTTACAATCTAGGTGTCAAACATTAAAAATTGTACCTCCTAGTAAATTAGATATTGTTAAACATTTAAATAAAATTACTGATAAAGAAGGCATTAAAGTATCAAAAATTAATGATTTAGCAATGGTAGTTAATAACAACTATCCTGACATACGTAAGATGCTTAACACAATACAATTATCTACACAAGATAATCAACTAAAATTAGATAAATCAATTTTAGTATCATCCAATTATATGGATAAAATATTATCAGAACTATCAGAAAACAAACCTTCATTTACTAAAATTAGACAAACAATAGCAGATGCTAATGTTGATGATTTTGATGAATTGTTTAGGTTTTTATATGAAAATGCTGCTAAATTTCTACCTAATAAAGAAGGTACAGCAACTGCTCTTATTAATGACCATCAATATAAGGCCAATTTTAGAATAGATAAAGAAATCAATATAATGAGTTTAATTAATAATTTAATAATAAATAAGTAATGTCAAAACAACAACAACAACCACCACAAATGAATGTAGATTTAAAAACAACTTCTGCAATTCTCAACTCAGAAGGAAAAAATATTTTTGTATCTGGGGTTATTTTAAGAAAAATTTCTAAATTCGTAGCAGGTACAGATGAAGATGCTATAATGCCTCTTCCAGTATTTTATGACCCATCTACCGGTAAAATTTTAAAAGAAGGATTACCAAAAGAATTAAGAGAAGAATTAAAAGACGAAACACTATAAATGAAAAATGTTTGGGATTGGCTTAAGCAAATAAACAGTATTAAAGCTGATCCTAATTCTTTTTCTGATAAAGATTGGGAATTATGGAACAGCTATATGATTCATAGGTTTATGTCTATGAATCCTAGCTTTCTTGATATAGTCAATGAAGTACAAACTGTATTACCTCAAAATAAAAAGGAAATTTATACTATATATAGAGAATTTATTCCTAAAAATAATAAATGGAATAAATATATTAAATCTAGTATTAAACAACCAAATAAAGACTTAATAAGTTACTTAAGTAATTTTTGGGAATGTTCAAAAAGTGAAGCAAAAACATACTTAAATATTTTGGATAAGAGTGAAATAGTTCGTATATTAACATCAATAGGATTAGATAAAAAAGAAATAAAAAAACTAAATAAAATTAAATAAATGAACGAAAAATTATATACAATGCTTCATTCAGCTGCAACAGCGGATAAAGCAAAAGCATTATTAAGTATTGATCTATTATCAAATAACCCAGTAGGGATTGGTGATCATACAACAGAAGATTTTTATAAAAATGCACAAGAAGCTTTATCAACTTTTGCTGGAGCCCAAGAAAGATTAGAAGTATTAGAAAAATATTTTATACCTGGAAAATCAGTAATATAATGGATAGTGTAAAAAAATATTTAGAAAGATCTGATGAAATTAAAGCCCAAGAAAGGTTAGAGGGAATAACCGTATCTGAAACAGTAGAAATATTTGAAAACGAATACCCAGAATTATCTGAAGAGTTTAAAAATGTTGGTAGAGAAATGTATGAAATGTTTGCTCGTAAACATATGGATTATGGTTTAAATAATATTGCTTTAGGTGGTGATATTTTAAACAGCAAGGATGATAAAAAATTCTCATTAACTGGTTTATGTATTAGACTTACAGATAAAATTTCACGTTTAAAAAATTTACTAATTAATGGTAGATCATTTGTTAAAGGTGAAGGTATGGAAGATACTTTTATTGATATAGCTAATTATGGNATAATNGGTCTTTTAGTAGGTCGNNATAAATGGAAAAAATAATTGGCTAAAAAGGTTCCAAATATTGTAAAAAGGATACAAAATAATCCNCCACCTGAAATAAATTACGCGTTTCAAAAACACGTATCATATTCTCAAATGTCGATTTATAAACAATGTCCTCANAGATGGAAATTACAGTATAAAGATAAAATAAAAAGATTTACATCTTCTATNCATACAGTATTTGGAACTGCAATACATGAAGTAATCCAAGAATTCCTTGANATNAGATATAANGTATCAAAAATTAAGGCAAATAAGATTGATTTAGAAAAATTATTCCAAGATAAATTTGCGGNTGANTACCAAAAACAATACAAATCAAATANTAAAACTCATTTTTCATCAGCNGNAGAAATGAGAGAATTTTTTGAAGATGGTACTTTAATACTTAAAGAATTTAAAAAAGANATTAATNNTCATTTTAGTACAAANGGAACATATTTAGTTGGCTGTGAAGTACCATTAGTAATACCACCAAATGAAACGTATAATAACGTATTATATACAGGGTATTTAGATGTCGTATTATATAATGAAGTTGTAGATAAATTTGAAATAATAGACATTAAAACCAGTACTAATGGGTGGAATGAATATGCTAAGAAAGATAATATGAAAAAATATCAGTTATTGTTATATAAACAATACTTTTCAGAGCAATATGAAATACCTATTGATAAAATTGATGTTAAATTTTTTATTGTTAAAAGAAAACTTTGGGAAAATAGTGAGTATAAATTATCTAGACTTCAAAACCATGTATTTTCTCAAGGCAAAACAAAATTAAAAGAAGCTACAAGTACTATTAATGATTTTATCTACTCTGTTTTTGACAGGAATGGTAAAATTAAAGAACAAAAATATAAAAAAGTTGTAAGTAAGTGGAATTGTAATTTTTGTCCTTTTAAAGAAGATAAAGAATTTTGTGGTGCTGGGGTTGTATTTCAATAAATAAATATATATGTATAATATGAATAATAAAATTAAATAATCAAGACTATGGCTAATAAACCAATGACACTTACAAGTGTAAAAGTAAAAACGGATCTCTTTAATGATTTTAAAGTTGAATGCGTTAGACGTAAATTTTCATTCCAAAAACTTGCAGATCGATCTATCTTTTTATATCTTACTGACGAAGATTTTAGGAAAAAAATTACAAACCAAACTAATTTAGAAAAATAAAAATTAAATAAAAATGAATAAAAGTTTTAAGCATCTTCCTATAGATAAAAGGAAGAAAATACTATTGATCTGCGATGATATTAGAGTACACTCTGGGGTAGCTACAGTAGCTAAAGAAGTAGTTATAAAATCAGCACATCATTTTAATTGGGTACAAATGGCAGGAGCTATACAACATCCAGAAGTAGGAAAACATTTAGATATATCTAAGGATGTTAATCTTAATGCAAAAATTGAAGATTCTAGTGTATTTTTATACCCAGTAAATGCTTATGGTGATCCTCAAGTATTACGTAAAGTATTAGAAATTGAAAAACCAGATGCTATTATGTTAATTACTGATCCAAGATATTTTAGGTATATTTGGGATATGGAAAGTGAAATTAGAAAAACTTGCCCTATAACATATTTAAATATATGGGATGATTATCCAGTTCCAATGTATAATAAACCATACTATGAAGCTTGTGATTTACTAATGGGTATTTCAAAACAAACAGTAAATATTAATAAATTAGTATTAGCTGATAATGATAAACGAAGAATATTTAAATATATCCCACATGGTTTAAATCATGATATTTACCATCCTATGTCTCAAGAAGAATTACTAGAGAAAAATTTCTTACAATTTAAAGAGGCAATATTTAAGGGTCAAGCCCCAAAATTTACATTATTTTTTAATTCTAGAAATATTAGAAGAAAACAAATACCTGATAGTTTGATGGCTTTTAGAATGTTTTTAGATTCACTTCCTTATGAAGATGCTTTAAATTGCAAAATGATTTTACATACTGAAAGATCAACTGATGCTGGAACTGATTTATATAAAGTAAATGACTTTTTATTTGGTGAAAAATACTCAGAAAATATTATTTTTTCTCATAATAAATTAACACCGGTACAATTAAATTATTTATATAATATAGCTGACGCTCAAATATTAATTACATCAAATGAAGGTTGGGGATTAACCCTTACTGAAGCTATATTATCAGGAACTCCAATTATTGCTAACACAACAGGTGGGATGCAAGATCAAATGAGATTTATTGATGAAAATGGAAAATGGTTTACACCTAGTGCTGACGTTCCTTCTAATCATAGAGGTACTTATAAAGAACATGGTGAGTGGGCATTCCCTGTGTATCCAACTTCAAGATCAATTCAAGGTTCACCTCCAACACCTTACATTTATGATGATAGATGTTGCTTTGAGGATGTAGCTGAAAGAATTGAAGAAATTTATAATATGGATCCTGAAGAAAGAAAAAGTAGAGGTTTAAAAGGT